TGCTTGTTGACTCATCTGATCGTAGATACTTGTTCGGTTATCTATGAAGTCTGATAAGTCCTCATATTGTCCGTCTGCTAACTTTGTAATGTTTATATATTTCATAACTCTTTAGGTTATGTATATAGTATATACTATATGGATATTGTATGCAAGTCTATGTAAACTAGAAAGGGGGATAACTTAAGAATATCTTTATTTTACTAGGCTATTTAGGAACGTCACAATCTCTTTTTCGTCACCTTTTTCATAAAGTTCAATCATCTTTTCATAGAAGATAATGTCCGCCTTTATAGACTTGTTTTTCATCATTCGTAGTTTGTCTACATATTCCCTTCCGTATGTATCAATCATTCTTAGTGTGTACTGGATTTTTACTACTTCCTGACGTTCTTTCATGTTACAGCCACCTCTTTGACCGTGCATGTTGTGAGGGTGGTAGCGTAGTAATGCGCCTCCAGTACTATCGCGTTCCCAATGTCCAGCTTGAAATTGTTGTCCTGAATCCCATATTCCACAATCAAAACAATAACCAGCTATGGTGTTGCTATCTACACTGTCTCGTTTACGAATAAAAGTATGTGACAATTGTTCGAGTTTCTTTTTTGCTCGTTTTACCCTAGCTGGCATTAAATCTCGTTTACTTTTCATTTGTCTAATTGACTTAAAGTATGCTGAATGTACTTCTCTAGCTTCTGGTCGTAATACTGCTGAAATAAACCCACATACGTACCTTTTGTCGTTTCTTGCATAAACACGCGGTACAGGGCATTTTTGAGCCTCTGAGAGGGTGTTTTGAGGTCACTTACCTCTGCATGTTCCTCTGGTACTTCGTCAAAGTTCTGATTAGGTGAAAACTGCAAGTATCCTTCTGCTCCTTCGAGTGCCATTAAAGCAATAAGTTCACTTGGTTGTAGCTCTCTTGTCTCGTACTTTAGGACGCTTGACTTGTCCTTTCTTCGGCTTACTGGCTGTAAAATTGCTGGTAGTATTACATTTTTCATATTTCATCAATAATATTATCTTCACTAAGTCTCTCAACTTCGGGTTTACGTTCACGTTTACTACGATTGTTTTCACGATATTGTTTTTTTAATTGTTCAAGTTCCTCATCTGACATTGACGGCTGTTTGTTGTGAGGTTCAAATTCTGCGTAGACTAGAGACATGTTAATAGTGCATTAAATCTTCTGGTAAACGGTATCCATTTTTTATATCTCGATACATCGCCCACATAAATTTTAAGTAAACAGGCAAAAAACCTTTGTAATACTTCAATAACTGCCAATTAAGAGTTAATTTCTTGTCAATTATTTCTTCATACTGACTCCAATCACCCAATACATAGTGTTGTGATTTTCTTACAAAAAACCTATGTGCTTTGTACAGTTCTTTAATCATAAATCTATTTCATCAATCGAAACTTAGTTACTTTTGCGTATGCTGTTACCGTTAAGGTTGCCGATACCTGTAGGAGCCATTTTTGAATAGCTTTGATATCTCGATTATTCATTTTGTCTGCACCATGTATCGTAAGTAATGCTTTGTGTTTTATTTCTTTCATATAGATTTTTTTATTTTAATTAACGATTCTTTTATTTCCGACATTTTCTTAGCTTCATAAGCAAAATGGTTTATAAGAGATTCTATTTTTTGTTTTGAAACTAAAGGATTATCGAGCTTTTGGTTTTGGGCGTTTGCGTACAAGTTGTACTTTGCTAGTTGTTCTTTGAGTTCAAAGTCGATTATCTCCTGTATTTCACGCTTTGCCATGTCATTAAAACTTACGTGAGTCTTTGGTGTTATGACTGCTGTTTCATACAAGTGGCACTCAAATGTTTTATCCCATTTTTTATGCCACCACGGTTTAGGATTTTTCATATCATTTTTTATTTATCTTCTTCTTTTCTAAAATAGAAGAAATAAAGTCTGTGAAAAACTCAATGTAATCCCCATGACTGAGACGTGTTTTGTTTTCCATCTCACGATTTTTCTTAAAGATTACAAGCTTCGTATCCATCTCTTCTTGCCATTCATATTTCATATCTCAATTATACTCTAGTAAAGCTCTATTTTCTTTCCAAAAAAAGTAATGTCATCAACTGTACCGTTCTGTAAGGTCGTTTGATATATGAACGGTAAAGCCTCTTGGGGCACTTTTAGTTTAAAGTCTTCAACGCCTTCAATTCTGTTTCTTGCTATCTGATGACTAAGTGTCATCATTATAAATTCTCTTACACCTTCTTGTTTCCATTTTTTAATTAGTTTTCCTTTCATATTTTAATTATACTCTTATATTTTATTATTTAGTTGTGGATAAGTCAGACTCATAGATATTTCCGACAATTTCAAAATCATGGGCGGCTATACTTTCATTGTTTCCGTATCCTTCTAATTTTGCTCTCCAACCAGCACAATCATCACACCAAAAAACAGTTAACGGTTTATCGTAGTCTAGTAGTTTTACTAAATCTGATTCGTAACATTCTTTTCCATTTTTATCGAGTAAGTTTGTAAATTGCATTACTACAATATCCTCCTGTATATCGAATCCGAATTCTGTAAAACCGTTTGCATCACTAAACTCAAATACTTGATTTGGAACAACCCACCCCGTCTCGTAATCTTTATGATTTTTTCTAAAAGCTCTAAATTTAATTTCTCGCATATTGTTTTCTTCTTTTTAAGTTGTAATAATTTATAGCCGCTTCTCTTTTTCTTTTCTGTACACATTGGTAACATTTAGCACTTGCTATAGACTTGTTTGTTTTTTCTGTTTTGTTACCACACCCGGTGCATATGTGTGTTGTCATACTCGTACTGGTGAGGGGTAATAATGTTTTTCTACTCTCCATTCAGGGTGCTTCTTTTCTATCTCCATGAGCATTTTAATCTCATCTGGTGTGTGGAAGTGGCATTTGGTTTCTTCTCCGTTACCTCCCCAGATACTGTTTCCATTTTTGAGTACATAGTAAGTAGAGTAGGTCATTTTAAAATCGCTCTCCATTTCTTTTTTTGCCATATTATTCAGTGTTAATAAGTCTATGTTGTACGAGTACCCAATTTCGAGCTTTCAATGAAACCATTTGTTGGTTTTGTACTGCAAAGTCAATATCTTCCGATGTGAGTTTCATCAATTCATCTATAATCTTTTTTCGTTCCTTTAAGATTGCGATACCTGCAATTTCATCAATGGTTTTTTCTAAAAATTCACGGTTTACTTCCTGACCACAATTAGGGCATCCACCCATTAAAAGCATTTCTTGTGGATATTTTCTATTTTGTGATTCTTTTTGTTTTGGCATACTTAGTTTTATAACAAGTTTAAATTCTTTAATTCATTTTTTGTTCTTTCAGATAATTCTTCTACGTGATTTATAACCCTATCAAAACTTGAAATACTTACATCAAGCTTTAAGTATTTAGTCTTTTCTTCCATTTTTGCCTCAATCTGACGAATACGCTCACGAGTAACACTAAACTTTTGTCCAACTTCTTCAAGTGTTTTATTTTCAAATCTCCTCATGCGATATATGTTCAGTTCTTTTTCTGAAAAGTTGAACAGAATGTAGTCTATTAAATTCATATTGTTATTTCATTAGTTCTTTAAGGCATGTTTCCAAAGTCCACTTCCAATTGTCTGTACGCTTGCCTAGTTTTAATAATCGTTCTCGTTCCTTGTATTCACTTTCTAACTTTTCCATAACTGCCATCACCTGTTTACTTGTGAAACCTTCCAATTCTTTTGCAATTTTTGCGTTTCTTACAATGTAGGTAGAAAGTTGTTTTGCGTTTGCAATAGGAAAAGCTTTGTTTCTTATGTAGGTAGCAATGTGGTCAAGATATGATCCGGGCACGCTTTCCATCTTTACTAATTTATCCTCTAAGTTCCATTCCATAGTCGTAATTATGGTTATTTTTATAAGCTGGTATATTCTGGCGTTCCCTTTCTACCTAGTACTTGGTTCATTGCAAGTCCCAAAATACTAGATAGAAAAGATGCAATGATTTCTACCAGTAAATATATTATACCACCCACAAAAAATATAATGACGAGTTATCCACAACAAAACCCCCTACCGCAAAAGTCAGAATATCCCGCGTGAATAAACCGAAAAGAGGGTAAGAGGTTTTGAAGGTGTCACAATAGCACACCTGTACACGTTATGCAAGTAATGGTATAATACCGATACGTATACATAAATCTCGTTTATAACGGGTTACGCGCCGCAACGTACATTCTGCGATAAAGCACCTTTCGGGGTGTTTTTATTATGTGGATAAGTACTTGACATGCAATAGTACCTTTTTGTATTATGTATGTATTAGAGCAATCTAATGGCTGGCTCAAGACACTACAATACACAAACCTTTTGGGTGGTGTCTGAGGATTAAGTGGTAACACTCATCTTCGGAGCCCAGCCAGAGGGTTTTTCTTTTATCACAACTACATACGATACATATACTAGGGGTTAAATTGTCAAGGGTATTAAAAGAGCTTGACGCGGCGAAACGAAGGGTGGCTGGGAGTAAACAAACCTAAGTTGAGCTTTTTCTATCTAAACAAAAGAGTTGTTTGGGTAGGGGGAGCGTACAAAAAGTAACTAAAAGTAAACAAATGATACAAGAAATACAAAGGGAACTAGAAGAGATGAGAGATAAAGATTACAAAGACATGAAAGCAAAAGAGTTTTCAGATATGATTTGTTCTTTTCTCTTAAAAGGAAAAATAAAAAAGGAATTTAAAGTTTCACAAAGAGGAGATGGAAAAAGTGGGCGCGTTGATATTTTATACGAAGTGAACGGCAAAAGATGTGGCATCGAGCTAGACAGACTGAAACCACGAAAAAAGTCTGTATTTAAGTTATTACATGGTGGATTTGACTATGCGCTAGTTATAACAAGAGCACCGTTTTGTATGCACGTTCTCTCCAAAGAAAACAAATGAGATACAGAAGAAAGAAAAAGAAGCAGGTAAGAATAATAAAGAAACCGAAGAAGATAAACTATCAGGAGTACATTGTCTCTGAGAAATGGTTTTATAAAAGAGAAGAAGTCTTTGAGAGAAAGGGCAAAAAGTGCCAAAAATGCAAATCAACAGAAAGATTACATGTACACCACGCAACGTATATCAATCTAGGAAAAGAAGATGTGGATAAAGACCTTTTCGTACTTTGTTATAAATGTCATGAGCTATACCACGAACTTATTTATGGAGGTACAACCATTAAAAAGACTCTTTCCTTCCTTAGAGGTGGTATCAAAAACCAGAAGCACCTCATAAAAGTAAAACCGATCATCCCAAAGTTTGTAGAAGACCCAGATGAGAAATACAGGAAGTTTGCCGTGATGTATAACCTACCCTTTGAAGATGCAAAAACGCTTTATAATAAATTAAGATAGCTGTATAATAAAGTGTATGAAAGGACTCAACCAAAGGAAAGAAAAGAAAAAAAAGAAGCAGAAATGAAAAGAGAAATAATTGTCTTCCAATGGAAAGATGCTTCGATTCAAATGGGCGAACAACTCAGTCGCTCTAAATGGGAAAGTGCAAGACTCATTGAAGGAATTGTAGCTGGACATATAATCCACGAAAACAAAGAACGAATAATAATCGGCATGGACTTGTTCTACAAACAAGAGGACATACCAGAGGATGATTTTAGAAATGTTGCAGTCTATCCGAAAAGTGGAATTGTAAAGATAATAAAACGCTTTGAGCTAAAAGAATGAAACTCGCCATATTCCTCCTCTTAGAGTTTGCCCTCATGTACTACTTGGTAGAAAAGATACCAAACGCTATAACAGCTCTCATAGCAGTATTTTGTGTTTCTTTTACGTTTCTGTGGATAAAGTACCTACGATTCTTTAAGTGATTGTGGTATAATAAAGGCAAATGATAATCACTCCGTACTCTAAAAACGCTAAAAAACATCCCAAGAAACAGATTGAGCAAGTAGCTAACTCAATCAGGGAGTTTGGAATGAATCAACCTATTGTCGTTGATAAGCAAGGTGTAATTATTGTTGGACATGGAAGATTTGAGGCTTTAAAACATTTAGGGTGGTCAAACGAAAAGATACTTGAACACGTAAAAGTCCTTGATATTTCAGAAGAAAAAGCTAATGCTTACAGACTAGCTGACAACAAATTAAACGAGTCAGAATGGGACATGAACCTTGTAATTGAGGAACTAAAAGGACTCTCTTCTGAAATGCTTGAGCTTACCGGCTTTGACCGCGACCTCATCATTGAACCTGACGAGGCAGATGACGTTGTGCCTGACGTACCAGAGGAGCCACAGAGCAAGCTTGGTGACTTGTACGAGTTAGGCAATCACAGGGTACTGTGTGGGGATAGTACGAAGATTGAGGATGTGGAACGGCTGATGGATGGGAAGAAGGCGGATATGGTGTTTACAGACCCGCCGTATGGGATAGCGTTTGAGGATACAAGGGGTAACGTCATAAAGAATGACGATTTGAATGATGAGAAACTTGCAGAGTTTAACTCACTTTGGCAAAAGTCAGCCGATGTCGCATCAAAGGGCGACTGCTTTCTTCTCGCTTGGCAATCACCGAGAAAGTTTCATTTGCTTGATTACTTTGGGGAATGGAAGTTCTTTCGTCTTATCACAATGTATAAGTCCAACAGAATATCTTTTCCACATGGGGCTTGGATAAATAAGACCGAGCCGTGCTGTATTTTTCAGAAAGGTGAGCCACGAATTACGAAGCAAGAGTATATGGATGACTGCTTTGTATACACACACGACAAAGAAAGCCATGAAGACAGCAACGTAGGACATCCAACACCAAAACCAGTGAAAATGGTAATGAGTAATATAAAAGCGTGTGCGAAGAAAGACGATTTGGTTCTCGACCTATTCCTCGGCTCAGGCTCCACCCTCATAGCATCAGAGAAGACAGGTCGTATCTGCTACGGTATGGAACTAGACCCTAAGTACATAGACGTAATAGTCCAACGCTATGTAGACTACACAGGAAACAATAAAATAAAGAAGAACGGAGTAGAGATAGAGTGGAAATCAAACAAATAATATGGCAGAAAAAGTAGGAAGACCAAACATCATAACTCCAGAAATAATCTCTAAACTAGAAGAGGTATTTGCTATTGGAGGAACAGACGAAGAAGCTTGTTTTTATGCAGATATTGGAAAATCTACATTATATAACTATCAGCAAGATCACCCAGAGTTTGTGGAGCGAAAAGAGACTTTGAAGGAAAGACCGATACTAAAAGCACGACAAACCATAGTAAAAGGGTTAGAAGACCCTGATAACGCTAAATGGTTCCTAGAAAGAAAAAGAAAATCAGAGTTTGCAAGTAGACAAGAACTAACTGGCAAGGATGGATCACCTATACTATGGAACGAACAAAAAACATATATACATGAACAAGATACCAAATAGAAAGGAAGACTATAAGTTACCACTAACAGCAAATTATCATTGTAAGTGTTGGGTTTTACCAGATCACAGAGTCGCTAGTTTAATGTTAAAAGACGGCAACCAACTGGTTGTTGCAAGTGATTCAATGACTGATGAAGACATAAGATACACGATGTTCCGCGCCCTACTAGAAATAAACGTAAATGAAGTTGAGTGTTAAACAAACAAAAGCATTAGACTATCTCGAAGACAAGATAACCAAAGAGATTATCTATGGAGGAGGAGCAGGAGGTGGTAAATCTATTCTTGGTTGCTATTGGATTCTAAAGAATTGTTATAAATACCCTG